CATCGGGATATTCTTTTGGAAAAGAACAGTCCAAAAGTAGAGCAAAGACCCGAAGTAGAGGCAATTGGAATGAACAAAAGAATAAAAGATAATTTCGGTTAGAGGTTTGTATTATGGCAAGAACTGAAGAAGAAATTCAAGCTGATATAGATTTATTGTTGCAGAGTCGCATGGATATAGCGACAGGCAAAAGTGTAGAGGAGCTATCCATAGGAACGGGGGATTCTTCTAGAAGTTATACTTACAGAGAAATAGACTTAAATCTTATAGAATGATTATTGATAGAACTTCGTAAAGAGTTAGACACTTCTTCTGATGATCTGACAGGATTTACTACTAAGTTAAAAACGCATACCATGAGAGTTAGGAGAGGCTTCGATGGCTAAAGACAATTATGAAGGAGCAAGCACGGGATTTAAGTTGGGTTATAGAGCTATTACTAGGAAAAGTAAGGATACAGTTGCAGCAGAAATCCATTATTTGCGTAAAAGAGCTTTATACTTAGTTAGAAATGATGGTTATGCCAAATCTGCTATGCTAAATTCTACTGCAAGTTGGATTGGTAAAGGGATTAAAGGTACATGGAAGAATGCAACTTTACAAGAATATTGGCAGGAATTTGTAAATAACCCTACCCCCGATGGTAAAGGCAACTTCTACTCTTTTCAAAGATTAATGGCTAATCATTTATTTTTAGATGGGGAGATTTTCTTTCAAAAAAAGGTCTTTACTAAATATGGTAAGAAAATACCTTTCTATATTCAGCCTATAGAAGCAGAATACTTATCCAACCATAGGTATGTACAAGGCGAATTTCCCATAGAGTATGATAAAGTTACTTTTAAACCGACAGGCTATAATTTCTATAAAAAGAGACCTAACACATACTTATTTGAAAAAGATAACTCTTTAGTACATGTTCCTGCTAAGGATATAATCCATCTCGTAGAGAGAACTCAATTTTCGGACATAAGGGGGGTTCCTAGACTAGCCCCTGTAATAGTGCCTTTACTAAACATTGAAGATGTCACTGATGCAACTATAGTTAGGCAAAAAGCATCTACAGCAGTAGCTTGGGTAGTTAAGAAACATTCCTCCTCCGACGTAAATCCTTTGGGGGAAGCTTCCATGGAATCCTTTAATACGGATAAAGGGGAAGAGAAACGTAGGGTTATTGATGAAGTAGATGCAGGTGGGGTACATTACTTAGAAAGTGATGAAGATTTAATTCAAACAGACCCTTCGGATATTGGCAATAATCTTATAGTTCTTTTGGAAAGTCAGTTAAGAAAAGCTGCTGTAGGCGTAGGATTAACTTACGAAATTTTAACAGGAGATTTGACTAAAGTAAACTTTTCCTCTATTCGAGCGGGAATGTTGGATTTTAGAAAAAGGGTTGAGGTTATCCAAAATATATTAATTATAGGAGAAGGCTTACAACCTATTGCAGACATGTTTCAGGAATTCTGTTCTGCATGGACGAGTAAGGATTTTTCTAAGGAAAAGATATCTTGGTATTTGCCGAAAAAAGAAGGTATTGATCCTGCTAAAGATATTAAAGCAGACATACAAGCATTACAGGGGGATTATCCTTTAAATACTTTGAAATCTGTTATAGAAAGTTATGGCAGAGATTGGGATGAATACTTAATTGAACTAGAGGAGAGCAAAGATGCAATATATGCAATTACTGGAAAGACTGCAGAAACCAATGATGGTAGAACAGGCAAAACTGCAAATAGTAAGTGAGGCAATTCTACCTACTTTACTTACAGGGGAGAAGTTATATGATAGTAAAGCTGGAATAGATATTAAAACAGAAAGGGAGACTGAAGTTGCAGGTTATCAAATAGTGCCAGTTTATGACACTTTGGTAGCCAGAGCAAGCTGGTTTAATTCTGGAGAAACCACTTATGGTAGCTTGGTTGTCCAAATTAAAGAAGGGATAAAGGAAGGGCAGAAAGACTTCTTATTTGATATTAATTCAGGTGGTGGGGAGGTTACTAAATGTTTTTCTACCTGTAGGGAGTTAATAGCTTTAAGAGAGGAGCATGGACTAAATTTTGTATCCGTAGTAAATGAGTTTGCTTGTTCTGCTGCTTATGCAATAGCTTGCGTTGCCCAAAAAATATATTCTGTTAAAGGAGCAGAACAGGGTTCTATCGGTGTAATTAGTTTACGACTTTGTCAAATGAAGTATGATGAGAACTTGGGGGTTGACTACTTAATTGTCAGAAGTAAAGAAGAAAAAGCTTTAGGCAATCCTCATGAGAAAGTCTCTGCTAAGGAGCTGGAAAATACAAAAAATGCCTTGACAATTATTGACAATGAGTTTAATATGTATGTTAAGGAACAACGCGGAATTTCTGTAGAAGCTATACAGGATATGAAAGGGAGAGCTTATTTTGATTCTGAAGCTTTAAATTTAGGTTTGATTGATGAAGTAATCCCTTATTTAGACAGTACATTTATACAGGAAAAGGAAAAAATGTCTGATAACAAGGTTTATACAGAACAAGAGCTAGCTACTGCTGTAGATACAGCGAAAAGTGTAGCTGTAAGTGAAGAACGAAAACGTATTATGGATATGCAAAAGTTGGGTACAGAATTAGGGATTCCCTCTATTACTGTAGCTAGACTTATATCTAATGGATCAGATTTAGAGACTGCAAAAGAGACTTTTGGGATAATCAGAGAAGCTTACGAGGAAAAAGCTTCTATTGTTGTAGAGCAAAGACCTACAGCGGATAGTAAGTCTTTAGCAGCTAAAATAGGACTAGAATAATGACTATGATTGTTGATACTTATACCCCCGAACAAGTTTATGCAACGAACTTTCCAAGAGAGCAACAGGAAGGGATTGCGGGAGCTACTCTTACTAAATATATGCCTGTGATCCAAGATGGTACTAGCTTTAAGTGGTTAGTAGCAACTACAGAAGCACACGGTATTTGTATGCAAGCTGCTGTAGACACTGATGTCATAACTGTTGTGGTAGCAGGAACTTTCAACTATGATTTGATAGATTGGGATAGTGGTGTGACTACTGAGTTAGCTCGAACACATTCTATAAAAGCGCCACTTTTCGTCAGACCACTTAGCGATTAAGGAGAAGTAATGGATATTGGAGTATATGATAGTGCAGAGTTGACAGAAGTTATTAAATTGGGTAGAAGTTTCAAGCCTTTTTTGGCAGATGCCTTGTTTGGTCGAACTTCTATTCAGCAAGCAGAATTTCTTAGTTTCGATGAATACACAGATAATAACTCAATAATGCCTTTAGTGAATCCTTTACTACCTACAGCAGTAAGTAAGGTTGAAGGTTATACCACTAAAAGTTTTACCCCTGCATACTTTTCAGCGATGAACTCCGTAGAGTTTAGTGAAGTAGCACAAAGAGGGAAAGGAGAGCCTTTCGGTTCTAGCCAAGATTATGAAACTAAACTGGCTATGAGAGGTATTGAACAGCAACGGAAACTAGATAGGACTAAAGATTATTTAGCTTCTCAGGTTCTTCGTACTGGTGCAATGACTATTGTAGGGCAAGATGGTTCCTCCTATAGTTTAGATTTCCTACGGGATGCAAGTCTTACGGAAACTTTACTAACCACCGACCGTTGGGGAGAAACTGGAGTTAGTCCTGTAGCTGATTTGGAGAATTTCTGCCTATTGTTGGATAAACCTTGCAAAAAAATTGTTCTTGGTTCAGCTGCATGGAAATATTTACGAGAAGACCCTACTTTTTTGAGGGTGATCGATACACAAAACCGTACCCCAACTAAATCTAGTATTGAAATAGGGCCACTGCAATTTCAGGAAGAAGAAAACCAGATTTATGTGGGAGAGCTAGTTTCTATGGGGGTTAAACTCTACCTGTATCAAGAATCAGTAGATGTTGATGGTTCTGCCACACCACTTATAGATTCTTTAGACGTATATTTCTTGCCCAGCCCTCAATATGGAGTTATGGGTTATGGTAGGATAAAAGATGCGAATGCTAATTATCAAGCCATGCCTTCTTTTGTTTGGAACTGGATTAGTGATAATCCTGCTATTCCTTACATCAAAACTCAAAGTAATATGTTGCCTTATCACTTAGATATTAATGCTACAGGATATTTAAAAGTAAGGTAATTTTTCTGTGCTATAGGGGTCTCTTATGTACAATATATCTGTTGTCGGTATAAAAAGGGTAAGAAGATGGCTTCAGGGCTTTAATACAGGGACACTTGTAGCGCAAAGTTTTAATGAGAGTTTAGCGGAGTATCGAACAGCTCTTATTAAGCAAATAAAAGCAAGGACAACTTTAAGATATTCTACAGCTAAAATCAGAAAATCCATTTCAACTCACAGATATACTAAAGCAGAACAAGCTGCTTATTTATCTGTCTCTTATACCCCTATACCTCTCGCTCACTACCATACTGTTCAAGTCAAAATTGGTAAGAAAAAAGTTATGAAAAAAGTAGTGCCTTCTTCTGCGGGAATAAGATTTAAACAAGGAGCTGGTACTGGCAAACCTTATACGAAAGTTAGAGTTTGGAGAGGTAGTAATCTGAAATTAGTGAAAGGTAAATATGGTTATAAAGGGTTCTTACAGCATAAAAAGTTTATGATTTATGAGAGAAAGCAGTATGCTACATGGAGAGGTATTGATGTAAGAGCACCATATAAACCTCTTTATAGTATGAGTATAAGCCAATTGGTTAGAAGTAAAAAGATACAAACTGAAGAATTAAATGAGAGAATTGGTGTTAAAATAACTAAAAAAATAGTAAAAAGAATGGGAGAACACAAATGATTGAAGTAACAGCAGGTTTATTTTTACTCTTTATACTTACTGTATTAGTAACGTTCTGCACTTATGCCATAGGGTATATTACTATGGTTATTGGTTTAGTATTATCAAAAATTTATAGGTGCTTATGGTATGGACGAGCCTGTGGATGAAATGCTAGTAATAGCGGATACTTTTAAAGTATTAAGTTCTGATAAGACTTTTTTGGCTTTCTCAGGACATTCAGTTGCATATATGTCCGACGGTAGTAGCCCTTATGAAGCGGAAATGCAGTCTTACACTATCTCTACTACAGCAACAGAAGTTTACCAAGCTGGACTGGAAAAAGGGGAAATAATTCGGGATAAGTTCGGTATATCTTACAAAATATTAAGCTTTACTCCTGAGGATACAGGTTGGTGTAAAATACATGTAAGCTGGCAAAGTGGGGATAGACATAAAAAATATGTAAATCCATTACCAGGGATAATTTAGGCTAGACTTGGAGTAATTACCCAAGTGACAAAGGGGTTGCCATTCACTGCCCCTGCCATTTTATTAATTAGTGGATACTTGAATGGAGTTAAAATGGAAACCGAACAAATAATGACTCGTAGTTTACATGGGATAGAGTTTACACAGAACCATAAAACTACATTCATAAACTTAACAGAGATTGTTGAGAACTTCAACAAAATTTCCTTTATAAATCAAAGGGTTCCAATTGGGGATAATTCCACCGAATTAGAAATTTGCAATGTAAATCAAAGGGTTCCAATTGGCCAAGATAATGCCGAATTAGAATTTCGTAACTCTCCCAAAGAGTTAAAGAGGTTTTTTGAGACTCAACAAACTCAGAATTTCTTGTATGCACTGGCAAAGGATGACAAATGTCAAGTCTCTGATTTAATCAAAGCTAAACGCGGACGTTATGGAGGAACTTGGGCACATCCCTTAGTGTTTGTGAAACTATGTTGCTGGCTATCTCCTGAATTTGAAGTAGCTGCTTTAAAGATTGTTTATGATAATCTATTAGAGTATCGTGATGATAGTGGAGAAGCTTACAAGAACTTGTGTACGGCAATGATGCAAAAAGGGTTGATTCCTACAAAATCTAAGAAAGAGATAAAGAGACACTATACTCTTTTGGGTCAATCCTTAGCTTTAGCAATATTGGGTAAAGCTGAAAAGGCTGACTGGAATGAAGCTACAGAAGAACAGTTAAAGGAAAGGGTAAAGGTAGAAACTTTCTTGACTCAAGCAGTAGAAGCAGGTTTATTACCCTCTATTAAAAGTGTGGTAGAGTATATATTAAAGGAAAAATAAATAGAATTGCTGATATTGCAAAGCACTGTTGAATATATGCAAGCCATTTGTAACGAGTTGAATTTGTTGACATATAATCATACGTTTAGCTCAAAACAGTTACAAATCAAGGACTTAAAGAAAGTGTGTAGGGGCAAAGATAATTCAGGAGTATGATAGATGATTTATTAGGAAAATTGTAGCCACTACAGTTATGAAAATTACTGATATTGCTTAGCACATGTGCAACGGGTTATATGTGTGCTAAGCTCAAAATAGGAGAGCAGTATGTCTTCAATGACTTTTTTAGATTCAACTGGTGCAACTAAATATGTTTTAGGGGAGGGTGCAGGAACAGAACTTGACCCTATAGCTTTTACAAAAATAACAAAACATAGAATAGTAGCTACAGACGAAATTGTGATGGATTATATGCAAAACGGTTCTTCACGAGATATGACAGTTGATGGTTCTAGTACTCCAGTAACTTTTACTCAAACAGTTACTGTGCCTACAGGTAGTGTATTCCATATCGCTCGAATGATGATGTTTTTAGAGGACAGCACTAACTTTACCTCCACAACATTTGCAGGTATTACTGCTTTAACTAATGGCGTGGACCTAGCTGTTGAGGGAGAGGTAATTTTCAATATTAAAACTAATTTAGATTTAGCTATCGCTGCTTTTGATTCAAATGGTCAAAAGAATTTAGGTAAAGAACAACAAACTATGTTAGTGAGATTGTCTTTTGATAAATTTTTAAGTGACAGTGGTTTATCTCTTTTAGAAGGAGAGGAATTTCAAATTATAGTTAATGACGACCTCACAGGATTAGATATTTTTAACATAATGATTGAAGGTTATCTTCATGAGTTATAAGGAGTGTTGATATATGATCCTGCATTTACAGCCTATCTTAGATAGGTTACAGGCAGAAACTTCTTTTTCTAGAGTTGAGAGAAGTTCCGAAATAAAGCCTAATTTAGTAAATTCTTCTCTTACGGCAGGAGTAGTTAGTTATGTCAACACACTAGAAATGGGAGAGGGTTATGCAGATTATGGTGAAAGATACCTTGCAACAGTATTAGTGCAATTAGTTACCTCTGCTACAGATGAAGAAAAAGATGTTGCTGATGTTTACGCAGCTTTAGCAGGTTGGAACCCTCAGGACGTAAATAATAGGGAATTATCTGCCCTTAGTTTACATAAAGCATCTTTGATGGATATAAATAATGACCACTATTTATGGTTTATGGAGTTTCAATTGACAACGCCAACATTAGGAGGCACTTGCTGATGAAATATTGGAAAAGTAGAGAAGGGTTGGTATACAGGGTAGGTAAAAATGGTTTAAAAAAATATAGAATAAAACTTATTTCTACCTTGAAGAATAAGACAGTGTTAGCACCGAAAACATTAGATGAACTTATAGGAGCAAAATATGAGTAGGTATTTAGCAAAAAGTGCTTCTGTGTTGTTAGGATTACAAACTACACACGGCACTCCCGAAACATTGACAGGTGATGAAGCTTTAGCAGTAGTAGATTTGGAATGGACAGATGAATTTGCCACAAAGGACTATACTTTCGCTGGCAAACCGACTAGGGAGGTAAATACCTATGTTACTGACAAAACAAGTTCTAGCAGTTTTACTACTTACTTCCCCACTTATGGTACTGTTACTCCTGCTTTATATAAGCTTCTCGAAGCTTCTGGAGCAGCTACGGTTTTAGCCTCAAGTCCCCTTGTTACAGCAACTAATAGCTTAGAAAGTTGTGATGAAGCTACGTTGCAAGTATTACAACATCAACACTGTTCGGCTGGAAATGAAAAAAGTCAAGTAATGCAAGATGCAGGAGCGATGGTAGATTTAGAAATGGAGCTTGATTCTCTTGCGACCTTAAAATTTAGTTGGCAAGGTGAGTATGCTATCCCTACAGATGTAACTCCTGTTGTATTAGATTTTGGTGATCAAAAGAACTTTATAGCTCCCGCAGTAACTAGAGCTAATATTACTACTGCTAAATTGCAGCCTTTAGAGGATGCTGATGTAGGTGATATAAATATTTGTTTCAGCAAACTTTCTGTAACTAATGTATTTGGGCAGAAATTAGATAGATATCGTCTAGGGTGTGATTCAGGGCATACTAGAGTAGACGAAGCTGGGGAAGTAAAACTCTCTATTTTGGAAGATAGTGCCTCTGCCGATTATTTACCTGATAGCATGCTAGAAAAGCTGCATTCCTTGACTATTGAGTGGGGGTTGACAGCTAAACAAGGCATAACATTCGACAACTTACAACTAACAACTTTTAGTAAAGTCGAGTTAGGAGTTTGGTCTGGCTATGAGTTAACTTTTAAAAATAAAGGCAGCAGTGATTTATACAACACTACAGCAGCTTTAATCGGAATTACTCCTATAGATAACGTACATTGGGAAACTGGTTATGTTGGAGAAGTCTACTCCGCTACATTCACTGCAACAGGCGGTTCAGGAACGGCAGTATGGTCAGCTACAGGACTACCTACAGATTTAAGCCTCCATGCTGATACAGGAGTACTTTCAGGAACAATTCAAGCAGGAGAGGAAGGCACTACAGAAGAGGTACAAATTACAGTAACAAAAGGTACCGAAGTTTTTGATTTCAATCCTTTTGATTATGTTATTACTACAGAAAGCCAATATCCTGTAGCTGTAGATGACGTCGCAGAAGTTACTAGAGACTCTACTTCACAAATTGATGTCCTTAGCAATGATTTAGATGGTTTAGGGACAGCTACCTTAGAATCTATTGTTAGTGTTGTCGGAGAAGGTAGTGCTTCTGTAAATGCGGGACAAATCGAATTTATTTCGGGCTCTAACGCTGGGACTACCACAGTAACTTATCAAATGAGTGATGGTTTAGGAAATTACTCGGAAGCAGATTTAGTTATAACTATTACTGATGCAATAACTGTGATTGGATGGAGACTAGACGGTTTACGTAACAATTCCAGAATACAGTATGTTGAATTTACTGATAGCACAGGACCTATACCACATGGTGTTGTCTTTGGGATCAACTATCAAGGTGGAGAGACTAATATATTTACAGATGATACTAACGTAGGTCAAGCAAATGGTATAGCTACAGTAGGTAAAGTTTTTACAGCTGGTAGAGATGTTAATGAATACACGGTTCGATGTGATAATCTAACAGGTGATAGTCCTCCAGATGCATGGAATTTTCAGTATTCTGATGATACTACGGACGGAACCGACGGAACATGGACTACTATTGACGCTCAATCAGGTTTAACTTGGACTTCTGAAGGAGAAACTAAAACCTTTAATGGTTTTAATGATTAAAAATGAAATTCCAAAAGAAAGCTTTGGCCGCTCAAAAAGCCTTGGCTTCTTTTGGCTATTACTCTGGAGAGTTGGATGGGCTTTGGGGTAAACAGTCAAAAAAAGCCTATGAACGTTACAAAAAGAAAACGGGCAGAACATTGAAAGGTGTGCCAGCGGGCAAAGAAAGTTTAGGACAACGAAGGCGTGCTTTCTCCTTAGATTTTGCTAAGCTTGTACTTTACGCAGCAGAGTTAGGTTATGCCCCGCAAATAGAAGATGTAAAAGCTGCTAGACAGTGCAAACGCCACATGCGAGGCAGTAACCATGAAGTAGGTTGCGCGGGAGATTTAAGTATTTTTCATCCTCAAACAGGTGCTTATTTATCCTCTACTCCAAGCCATAAAAAGTTAGGTGCATACTGGGAGAAGCTATCCTCCAAAAATAGATGGGGGGGTAGGTATAGTGATGGTAACCATTACGAGAGGTTATAACAGTGGACAAATGGTTTCTCTGGGTTAATAAAGGTTTATTTGTCGGATTCCTTTCTGGGTGTGTAGCTGTTCTACACTCAGTAAGAAATGGGCAATTTAAATGGCATATAGCTGTACCTGATTTAATATCCGCTACAATAGTAGGACACGCTACTTGGGCTTTAACTTCTTCGATAGGCTCAATAGAAGAATGGGAAATGTTAGTCCTTACAATAATAATGAGTATAAATTCTTTTATTGTAGTAGGTTTCCTCTTAAATGGTGAGCTTTTAAAGAAATATGTATCTAAAACTTTCGGAGTTAATTTTGACAGCAATTCTAAAAAAGTTTCTCTTGATTGAATTTATAGCTTACAACGTTACATTAATTGCTTTAAGTATACTTTGCTCCGACTTTATATCTTTAGTCATTGGTGTAACAACTCTTTCATTATTAGTAACTTTAATAAGTTATTTTACAATCCCCACATTCCTTGAATGGGACGGAGTGGACAGACGTAGCACAAACTCAACGCACAACATTTGTGCTAAGGAAAAATTATGACTATTGAGATTACCCTTGCAACCCCTGAAATAGAAATTCCTGCTATTGGTTATGATAATAGTGGAAAATCTGCTACTATCAAAGTAGGTTTTAAACGACATAAACGTAAGACTGCTTTATTTTTAATATCCCTCTTATCCGCAGGCAAGGACGTTGAGAAGCAAGAAAAAGCTTTGCAGAAAAAACCGAAAGGTAAGTTCTTCGAAGATTTTACCGAAAATATGGAAGAAGAGGATATCCTGCGTAAAAATATCATCTATTTATCTGGCTTAGAAGTTACGGTAGAAGGTGAAAATCTAAAAGTAGATACGAGAAAGAATTTGCCAGAAGGTACATCTTTAGAAGATTTTGTAGATGCCTATCTTGATAATACTACTTTTTTTGCTGCAATAGTAGACTCCTTCCTAAGAAGTTTAAATAGTTATGATTATGAGGCAGCCAAGCAAGCTAACTTAAAAAAGTAGGAGAGGCAGTAGCAAGGTTGGAGCATTCGTATAGCCAGAAGGAAAAAATAAAAGATTTAGGAACTGCTTCAAATTCGCCCCAAATAGTATTTACTAAAGAAGTGGAAGAAACTGTAGAGGAAGTATCTTTATGGAAACCTTGCCACCCTTCTTTTAAAGTGTTCCTTCTGGCTAGACTTTATACCTCAAATAGTAATTTATCTGCCTCTTTAGTAATCGAACTTATAAAAAACAAAAAACTACCACTAGAAAAAACCTTAAGAGAAGTACATAGTCTATTTGCTTCTTACATCTCTACAGTGATGAGCTACCAAAAGGAGTAGTTTATGGGCGATGCAATTCAAACAATTCAAATAAGATTTACAGGTGACAAAAGAGCTTTAGATAAAAGTTTTGATGAAATAGATAATTCTGTCAGAAAAATGGGTGGTAACATAACTGACATATCTAAAGATATAAATCTATTAAATGGTAAAATAGAAGAAACTAATGTTTTAACTACTAAATATAATAGTTCTGCAAAAACTGCTGCTGAAGCTACAGAAATGCAACGGCAAACTCTGCAAAAGTATGGTGCAGTTGTAGAGAACGTAAGTTCCTCTGAACAACGAGCTTTTGAAAATCAAAGATTACAAATAGGCAATGTTCTTGCATACAGTTTAGCCTACGGTGCCGCAGCTGCTGCGATAATAGGAGTAAACAATGCTATATCCAGTCTAATAGAGAGAGGGCAAAATTTACAGTCTACTGAAGCGGTATTTACAACAGCTTTTAAAGATGCAGCCTTAATTGCAGATCAATTGGAATTTGTAGGAGAAGTAGCTGAGGAATTTGCTTTAGATATTGGACAACTTAGACTCGAGTATAGTAAATTTGCAACAGCATCCACCTTTGCAGGAACTTCCATAGCTGATACTGAAACAATATTCTCTAATATGAGTAAGGCTACTAGAGTATTGGGTATGTCTGTAGATGATACCCACGCTACTTTTATAGCTTTAAGCCAGATGATGAATAAAGGTAAAATATTGTCTGAAGAATTGCAGAATCAATTAGGAGAGAGAATTCCAGGGGCTATGGCTCTGATGGCAAAAAGTATTCAGAAAACCATACCTGAACTTAGAGCTATGATGGAACAAGGCGAACTTACATCCGAGGCTTTAGTTGGTTTTTCTGAAGTTGTAGCGGAATCTATGTCTGATAAAGCTTTAAGTCAAGCTAGAGAAAGTTTAAAAGGACAAACTGCTTTAATGCTAACAGAGTGGGATAAGTTTGCTACCACATTATTTGAGAAAGTGGAACCTAGCTTGATAGCAACTACACAAAATCTTGCTGCTTTAATGAGATTATTAACTGAGCTTGAAAACCCTCTCTTTCTTTTTTCTAGTGCATTTACTGTTGCAGTAGTAGTTATTGGTTTGAAGTTAGTTTATGCTTTAAACCGAGGCATAGAAAGATTAATAATAATGGCAAAGGAAAGCACTAAAACAGCTTTAACAACTGCTAAATTAGCTAAAGGACAGAAAAAGTTAAGATTAGATTTAAAGGCAACTAATGATGAGTATGAAAGGAACATTAAACTTCTTAAGCAAGCAAATTTGTACAATAAGAAGAATGCAGCAGAATTAAAAAATATAAGAAATACTGAAGACGAACTTACAAGAAGTGTAGACAGAACAACAGAATCTTTGACTAGAAAAGAGCAAAACCTTGCTAAACTCAGTAATTCTTTAGGTGGCGCGACTGGTTTAATAGCTATCCTCACCGCAGGAGTTTATGCTTTAATAAACGCTTGGCAGCAAGAAGCTATCGCTAGGGCAGACGTAAGTTCAGGTGTGAAAAAAGCTAATGCTGCTAGAGTAGAATTTTTGGCCTTAAAATCTAAGTTTATGAAAGAAGAGGAGGATACAAACAACAAGCTGCAAGCTCAAATGGAAGTGCAGGTCAACCTCGCTAAGAAGGAGGCTAATTTAATAGCGAGAAGGGTTAATGCTTGGAATAAAGAAAGAAGGGAGAGAGGTTGGTGGCACATAAAACTTCTGGACTTTATACAACAAGAATCTGCGCAACTAGGTGAATTGGTAGGTAAGTATGACTTAGTAGTTAATTCAATTCATCGAATGAATGCAGAATTGCGGCATTTAGACTCTAGCAAAGCTATAGCAAATCAAATTGCCAGCACAGAGGATTTTGTAAAAGAATTAGCGAAAATTGATTTAGCGAGAGAAAGTATAGGTTTAGATGCTACTGAAAAGAAAATGTTGGCTCTGGAAAGGGAAGGGGTTATTAAAGGAGAGGAATTAGAAATACTTCAGGAACAGTTAGACCTACTACGACAAGAACAAGAAGAATATGATACTTTCTTGGATAAGATTAAGGAAGAAGATAGGCAGAAGAAAGCGAATGAAAAAGCTCGTATTAAAGCAGCGGAAAAAATAGCAAAAATAAAAGCTAGAGCTGCGGATGAAACTTTCAAAGCCACGATGGAACAGAATATGGCTGATAGAAAGTTGACAGGAGTACAAGCAGAACTATATAAAGTTCAAATAGAAGAAGCTTTAAAATTAAGGCAGATAAAAAGGCTGGACGCCACAACAGCAGAAAAACAAGCCTTAATAGAAGAAGCTAGGAATCAATCCTATCTTAAGCAGTCCAAAGTTTTAGCAGATGCTAATAACAAAATAACAAGAAAACGGGAAGAAGAATTAAAGGAATTAGCAGCAGAATTAAGGGATGTAAATCATGAAGTAGCTACTTTACGAAGAAGTTTAGAAGGTTTGCCTCCTATTAAGATAACTGACACTGCTAAGATGTTTGAGCAAACAATCGATCAAGTCTCCTTTTTAAAAGATACTCTAGCAGAGCTAAAGGAACAAAAGAATGCTGTTGGCAAAACAGCTGTTGAATTACTGGAGTATAAATTGACAGTAATAGGTGTTGATAAAGCTTTAGCTAAACTTATATTAACTACCTACGCCTCTAATGAAGCAGAAAAGACTAAAGTAGAATACTTAAAGACTGTTAATGAAGAATTGGAGACCCAAATAAGGGAGTTAGGCAGGACAGAAGAAGGGTTGCTACGATATGAAATTGCTTTGCATAATCTAAATGCAGAAGAAGAAGCGACGATTAGACAAAAAAAGGCTATTGTCGAACTTTTGCAACAGGAGAAGGACCTCAGAGAACGAGCTAAAAACTTATTTGAAACTCCTGCTGTCAAAGAAGCGGAAGAACGAGGTAAAGATGTAAAAGCATTAGATTTAGCTGCACAGGAAGCAGGGGCAGCAGGGGATATAGAATTACAAAAGGAAATTTATGCAATAAAAGAGGATATGGAATGGCAACATAACCTAGCAATGGCAGAAATGCGTAGTGAAGCCGCAGGGGCTCAGTATGAAATGGCAACAAGACAGATAAAACATTATACTGATCAAGGGGCTAATCTTTCTAAATCTATGGTTACCATACTGACAGGATTGGGAAGCGAAGGAAGTACCTTAAATAAAAGATTCTTTCAAATGGCTAAAAGATTTGCTATGGCTCAAACAGCGATAGATTTAGGTTCGGGACTTAGTAAAGCTGTAGGTTTGGGATTTCCTTTGATGATTCCTGCAATTGCTGCTGTAGTAGCTCAATCTGTCTCTGCCATAGCAGAAATAAAAGGGGCAGATTATGTGGGAGGTTTTGCTCAAGGTGGTACTATTGATGTTAAAGGTAATTCTGGTATAGACAACAACAGGATTATAATGGATGTCAGTAGAGGAGAGCAAATTCAAGTATTAACTCCCGCACAACAGCAACAGCCTACAGGTATGGTGAATATAACTATTGAAAACTCTATACCTGCTGCCCATTTTACTTTAAAAAGACTATCAGAAACCGATGTAAGATTAATAGCGAGGCAAGAAGTTGCTGCTGAATCTGGAAATACTATTGCCAAAGAACTACACAATCCTAACAGTAGAGTAAGTAAAGCAGTCACTCGAAATAATACTACGAGCAGAAGGAGAGTTTGATGCGTAAAATGATTTTATGCCCAAATATTGATAGTTTTACTGCTGCCCAAAATAGTCGTGTCGTAGCCACTGATGTAGATGCAGGATATAAAAGGGTAAGGGCAGGTTTTACTAAGACTCCTACTATTGTATCAGTATCGTGGATATTAACTACTTTTTCTGAGGTAGAGTATATGCAAGCCTTTTTTTCCTCTGGAATAGCGGGAGGAGTAGATAAATTCTTAATTGATTTGCAGGGCTTAGACCAACAAGACCCTACTACAGGCCTCCACGAATATACTGTACTAATAATGCCTGATAGTTTTACTACTGATTCTAATGAAGGGCAATTTTTATTTACTTATTCTTGTGAACTTGAGGTGCAGTCAGAAAGATTAAGCGAAAGTTCAGATATAACAAAATTAGATCAATGCGAAATTGACGGTGATGTTTCTGCTTTCGATCCTACATAAGGACTATTTATGCCATTATCAACAAATACAAAGGAATATTTCTTAAATGCACCAGCTAAATTGGTGCAACTAGAGCTTTTAGAATTATCTCATTCCGCTTTTAGTAAAACTTACAGAATTGTTAGAAATGCACCAGAAGGAGTGGAGTTTAGTGGACAAGCTTTTACTTATTATCCTTGCCAAATAACCCCTGCCTTTGATTTTGATAATTTAGATTTTAAGCTGGATGTACAGTTAGGAGATTTAGGAGACATTATACCTAAAGAACTTAACAATATCCAGATTGCAGGATTACAAGATGAGGCGGTTCTTGTTCAATACCATATTTTACGCAGTGATGATTTAAGTGAAGCTATGTTTACATTCTCTAACTTAGAAGCCCAAAAATTTACCTTTACTAAAGAGGGTTCTAGTTTTACTGCACAAGCAAGAGCTTTAAATAATCATGTAACAGGGGAAATTTATAACTTACAAAACTACCCCTATTTGGCAGGTTTTTTATGATTTCATATTTATTTCATAAACGTAGATTAAAGAATTATGACTGTACCGACTTTACCATAGAAGCAGCAAAACTTCTTTTAGATAAAAATCTTGAGGATGTTTTAGGTTTACATTGTGTACCTCCTTTATCAGCAACTAGGAAGTTAAAACCTTCTAAAAAGTTGCCTAAAACAGGGGTTGCCTTCTTCAGAATGTTGGATAACTCCTTACATGTAGGTTTGGTGTGGAAGTATAAAATCTTACATCTTGCTAGAACAGGGGTGAAATGGGTAGAGGCAGACCTTATAACAGAAGCAACTACTGTAAAGTATTACACAATACTATGAAAATTATTTTTATAAAAGAGTATTTAAATAAGCCTAAAGTTTATTCCACTAAAATTTCCCAAACTCCTTTAGAACTTATACAGGAAATTTTGCAAGAAGAAGGGTATGATAGATTTCCTGCTGAAGCTAGGTTATACCCTTCACTACATTTAGCGACAGAGACAGACTGTATTCCTTTAGAGACGGTAGAGGATTTGATGAAAATAAACTGTTACCCACAAACATCTACTTTAGTATTAAGTCTTCGACCTTTAGGCCCTTTCGCCTATTTAGTTGTAGCTATTGTTATTGTGGTAGCGGTATACTTCTTAATCCCAGATGTACCAGATACTCCTGCTATAGACTCCTCCAAGACTCAAAAAGGTAGTCCAAATACTGAATTGTCTGGCAGAAGTAACACTCAAAGATTGAATGGCAGAATACCTGATATTTTGGGCAAAGTTTACTCTATACCTGACCTTTTAATGCCTCCTTATAGCGTATATAAAGATAATGTAGAAGTAGAATTATCTTACTTATGTATCGGTAGAGGTTATTATGATATAGATGCAGATAATGTTAAAGAAGAATATTCTGCAATATCTGATATAGACAAAGCATCAGCAGAAATATATTATCCTTACGAGTCAAAATGGGCAGGAGATACACCACAGCTTTTAATAGGAGATGCAATACCTGATCCTATTAGAGCTGTAAAACGTATTACTGCCGTAAATGGACAAGAACTTGAATTTTCTGTTCCTGATACCGATTACTCTTTTCAAAGGTATGCTTATTGGGGGCAAGCAGTAGGTAATGATGGTCAGTATCATCGGTTCGGTCTAGGTTACGAGAACTATTGGTCAGGAAATCCCTTAGAAATAAATGATATAATAATCTTTACTGCTTTTTCTGGCCATGGTAGATTTAAAGTGGCAGGAAAATGGGCTTTAGGTAATCAAGGAGATCAATATTATGATATTACAAAAGAAGATGGTAGTAATCCTTGGAATCTATTTGTAGCAATTTTTGGCTATAATCTATGGAGCGATGTGAATCTTGCTATAGAAAAATATGTGGCAACTCCAGCAGAAATTGATACTACTTATGAAGTACCTTCACCAATAACTTTA